CAAAGAAGTTGACAGCGCACAACGTTCGTTGGACGCCGAATTGGAAGCAAGGGCAAACGGATACGCCAATAACGTGGTTATGGCGCAAAAGGAGTTGGATTTGGCAAAGCGGAACCAAGAAAAGGCGTTGAAAGAACAACAGAAAGCGCAAAAGGCACAACAGGCAATACAGACAATCCAACAAATCGGAAACCTTGTAACGGCGTCCGCTTTGATTTGGTCGCAATTGGGGTTCCCGTTCGCAATCCCGGCAATCGCTGTTATGTGGGCTTCATTTGCCGCCGCCAAAATCAAAGCCGCCCAATTATCCAAATCAGCCAACGCCGGGGGTTCGGAAAGTTACGGCGATGGTACGGTTGAATTGTTGGCGGGCGGTTCCCACCAATCCGGGGACGACGTGGATTTAGGAACCAAACCGGATGGAACCCGGAGGCGTGCCGAGGGCGGGGAATTTTTCGCCGTTATCAATAAACGTAATTCCCGCCGTTTCCGTCGTTTAATCCCGGACGTAATAAATAGTTTGAACCGGGGAACATTCCCCCAAAAGTACCTTAATGCCTACAATACCGACGGCGTTAATGTAACGGTTCAACAAAACAACGCCCCGGATTTGCGAGATTTGAAAAACGATGTAAGGGAGATTAAAGAACAAAACCGCCGCCGTCGTTACGTCGATGGCAACGGTAATGTTATTGAGGTTTACAAGAATTTGACACGTAAAATTAAAAAATGATATGAACCCAATTTATAGACATTCATTTTCCGATGTGTTTTTTAAAACCGGAATTATAAACGCTAATACGGGGGCTTTGATTACGTCCGGGGACGCAGTACAAAATCGCTATTATAGTACCTATGTTTCTGTTAGTAATGTTTACCCCCGTGTTTTGTTAATTAATACAGGGGTTGACCGTGGGGCATTTTATGATAGCAATAAAAAATTTATAAGTAGTTTTATTGGAGTAACGACGGGTTCGGTTGATATTCCAAGTAATGCGTATTATTTGCGATTTGTCGTTTATAAAACAAGATATAACGCCGGAACGGTATTTGCCCGGTTAGGAACGGCAACGGCGCAAAATTTGGTTTACGGACGTAAAGCCAACCCGATATATAAGGACGATTTGGCAAAGGAGTACGAATTAGAAACGAACCAACGGTTTTATCGTGCCAAATTATCCGGGAAAATATCATTTATTCGGGATGATTACGATTTTATAAATACCCGTCCGTTTGATTATGAGTTTTTGTACGGGATAGATAAAAGCAACGACGGCGGTAAAACATGGGTTCCCTATTTTTCCGGTAAGTTTATGAAAACAGATTGTACATTTGTCGATTATGATAAAAAAGTTACCGTACAACCCGATGTAATAGACGATTATAACGAAGTTTTGGCGGGATTGGAAAAGGAATACAATTTAATAACATTAGCCCCAACAATCCAACGGATAACGATAAACAAGCGTCCATTAATTCAAATATACGTGCCAGGCGATAGTATCGTTTCTTGTTTTTTAGGCGGTACGAATTGGGAACAGGACGCAAACGCCACGACCGACCAAAACGCATTGGTACAAACGTATCATTTCGCTTTATGTAATATATTGAAAGAAATACAGATTACGCCGGACGGTTCCCCGGCAGTAATAGGGGGATTATATACCGGACGAATGGCGACGGGTGCAAGTGCGGACACATTCGAGGGGAAATTATACCCGGAGTTAAATGTTAATTATTATATCTACATTACACAACAACGGGTAAGCGGCGGTTTGCCTTTTGGTCTTGCATTAGTTGAGATACGCCGACAATCGGACGACGTGGCAATGTTTCGTTATTCAAAAGCCACAACATCCCCGTTTGATACATTGGAGTTTGATTTAACCGCCGTTGAGGGTTCAGGGGCAACCGGGACAATGCACGCAGATATGAAAAGTTATAATATATATGCCCGGTATTTGTGCGATGTGGAGAAAATCGATGACCTTAATACATATCCATTGCCCGCCGATGACATAGTTGATAATAACCGTAATTATAGGCGTGCGATTGGTTACGCAATCGACGTGGCGTTTATTTCAAACAACTTTTCAGATACCCCGACCGAGTGGGGATTAGCGGACAACGGAAAGTATTTTGCGCCGCCCTATTCCATATACGGACAAACGTTTTATCCAATTGCCCGGTCAACGTGGCGTTATGCGTCGTTGTGGTTTGGGTTTTATCTGATGGATTGGTTATTAGAGGAAAAAGCCCGTAAAGCATATACTTTGCGGGATGCGTTCCCGGTTGCGTCGTGTATATCTGTTTTGCTCAATCAGATTGCGCCGGGCATTACGCACGCAGCCACGGCGGAATATAGCCAATTTTTATACAGTGGAAACAATCCAATATCCGGGTTGAATTTCCGTTTGCTTGTATCACAGAAAACCAATATCATAAACGGGGAATATCAGCAACCCGCACAAAAAGCCCCGACTACATTACAACAATTTACCAATATGTTACGGGATTGTTTCAAATGTTATTGGTTCATTGAGGACGGAAAATTTAAAATTGAACATATCCAATATTTCCGCAATGGCGGTTCCTATTCCGGCGAGGCTATATTAAGCCACGATTTGACAAAGGAATTGAATTTGCGCAACGGGAAACCGTGGGCGTTCAACACGTCGGAATATTCGTTTGATAAGGTCGATTTGCCCGAACGTTACCAATTTGAATGGATGGACGACGTTACGGCGGCTTTTGAGGGATTGCCGATACAAGTAATTAGCAAGTATGTAACGCCCGGAAAGGTTGAGGAAATTAATATATCAAATTTCACGTCCGATATTGATATGATGTTATTAAACCCCGGCAACATGAGTTCCGACGGGTTCGCCTTGTTTGCCGCCGTTCCGCCAACGTCCGGGTCGCAATGGATATTACCATTTACCCGCCAAACAATTAACGGCGTCGAATACTTTTTGCAAAACGGATATTTGGCGTTTATTAATCTGCAATCGCCGTATTGGTTATATGATTTGCCCGCCCGTCGTGTATCAATAAACGGTTCCGAGGTTTACGCATACGGTATTGAGAGAAAGAAAAAGCAAACGTTTAGTTTTCCGGCAATCGACGAACCAAACCCGATGCAACTAATAAAAACTTATATCGGTAACGGTCAAGTTGATAAATTAAGCGTAAATTTGCATAGTCGTTCAATTAAAACAACTTTGAAGTATGACACCGAATAATAATTTGTCCGTATTGCCGTTTTACGAGGGCGTACAATACCAAGATTATAAAAAATCGTATGCGTATGGCGACGTTTACCCGTTGTTTACGCCTATCAATAAGTTATTGCCGTTTCAAATCATACGTCCGACCCGCTCAAATAATATTGTTTATGCACGGTTGTACGATTATAAATTTACCCGCATATTGGCAGATATAAAAACGCCAATGATGGAAACCGGATTGCAAATTGTCCGGTTCCAAAATTACGGGTATGATGTTATTGTTTACCCCGGATTGTTGCCGATGGCTTTAGATTTCCCGGAGGGGCGTTATATGATTGGGATATATGACGGCGTACAATGGTTTTATTCGGAGGTTTTCACATGGATTGCCGGGGGAATGGATGGTTATTTATGCGTTGAATGGAGCGACGCCGCCAATATGGAGGTTGACGGCGGACAAATCGTTTACGAGGGCGTCCAATTCAAAAACCGGGTTTACGTGTGTGCCGAGTTGGGAAAGCCGGAATATAAGTTTGAGGAAGAGGGCGAAGAGCGGGACGGGTATTTTTTCCCCGAAAAACAAATATCCGAAAAGACGTTCCGGTTTATATTTTTAGCCCCCGAATACCTTTGCGACGTAATGCGGTTAATCCGTATGAGTGATTTTGTTACGGTGTATAGTCAAGGCAGGAAATACGATTGCGATACGTTTTTGATTACCCCTAAATGGCAAACGCAAGGCAATTTAGCGTCGGTTGAATGTGAATTTGAATGCGCAACGGTTGTTAAGAAAATCGGACGGGGCGTTATTTCAACAATTGGTGGTGATTACAACAAAGACTTTAATAATGATTTTAATAACAATGATGTGATTTAAATTTTTATCAGTATGGGAAATTACGAAGAATTGAAAGCCGCCGTTGTGTCCGTTATCAAGACGAACGGCAATCAAGAAATTACGGGTCAAGTGTTACAAAACACGTTGACAACGTTAATTAGTCAAGTCGGGGCTAATGCGACATTTGCCGGAATTGCCACGCCGGACACCGCGCCGGGGGCGCCCGACCAAAACGTTTTTTACATCGCCACTGAAAACGGTCAATATGTTAACTTTGATGGTATAACAGTTACTGATGAAGTCGCAATTCTTACAAATAAAAATGGGAGTTGGGCAAAGAGTGTTACGGGAATAGCGTTATTGGATGCAGCTAATAGAGATATATTTTACAATGTATCATTTAATTTCCCCAATGATGGTATCGACGGAACAAATAAATACACTTTGCAAACAGCAATTGAAAAGGTTCCACAAAATCTTAGAGTACAAGGATTGAAATGTATTTTTATAAATAATTCAAATACAACATTGGATAGTTGGACTTTTCAAGGTGGAGAATATACAGATTTAGGAAGATGGATTCCTACTATATTTTTAGGAAGTAGAGTTCTTTTAATTAGTACATTATCGGATTTTTCAACATTAGACAATATAAAAGATACCGGAATGTATTATATTAGTAGTGGTGCATTTAGATTTTGGGGAATTTTAAGGGTTTATTATGGAGGATATAATAGAAAATCCATAATACAAGAATATAGTGGAATTTTTGGTATAGACAAAGGTGAAATTTCAGAAGGTTATAAAAATGTAGAACACGCATTTAGAATATTCAACATAAGTGATTCAAATTTAGAGCAAGAAATTCCTTTTAATACGTGGAGCAAATGGGAATATAGCGACGAAAAAGTAAATAAAAGGATATTTAGTTCATTATCAAAAAATGTTATAACAAGCGTATTGTATGAAGACCTATTAATTGGTTCTATTGCAGGCCGTAACACGTATTATCATACAGATTTGATTCCGGTAGATAATAATACAAGAATTGATTTTTGTTTGCGTGCAAAAGGTGATTATTTTATAAAGTTCTACACAAAAGAAAAGAACTTTATTAGTGGGATTGCAGCACCGGGAGCAACAAGCCAAACAGCAGAATATATCAATATAATACCGCCAAGTAATGCGGAATTTGTACAATTCCAAACAATGAATGAATTGAATAGTGAATTTGAGCAATATAATTATTATATTAATATATATTCTAATTATTGCATAAATAAAGATTTGGAATTGTATGTGAATAGCAATTTGTATGATGTTCCGTTTAGTTGTATGGAGCAAGGAACAACAGGCAGTTCAACTGTAAATTACGTTGTAACACCATATATAAGCGTATTACATGATTTTCCAATACTTGTAAGTCTTAGAGTAAAAGGAGGTAGTATTGGCGCATGGTATGATAAAAACAAACGGCAAATTAGTATTATGAAGTCCGGTTTTGTAGGTCAAGACTTTGGCAATGTCGTAAAAACATTAATTGCACCAAAGGAAGCATCATTTTTTAGACTTATTACAATGTCAGATAGGCATCCGGATTATGAAGAATATGAATACTATATAAAAATACCAAGTATTGCAAATTGCATTAATAATAATAATAGTATAAAAAACGGTTTTGTTGATATATACAATGATAATTGGAAAGATGGTACAATTGATTCTATTATAAATACATATATTGTATCAGATTATATTCCAATAAATCCATATTCTGAAAATGTTTCATTGTCAATTAGAATGAAAGGCGGTAAATATTTGGCTTTCTATGATAAGGACAATAATGAAATACAATCTTACAGAAGTGATACCGGACAAGCTGAAAATATTATTGATGAACAATTTGCGCCAACAAATGCCGTATCATTTAGAGTTTGCACAATGAAATCAAATCATGCTGAATATGAAGATTACAATTTCTTTTTAAAAAAGGTTTTTTATAAGATTAACGAAACATTTTCATATAATGTATTACCGTCGTTGGAATTGTGGGCAGCGCAAGAAATAAATTACAATGATGGTTCTTACCCTATAAGTAAAAACTATCTATTTAGTAGCAATGGAGAGAATTTTTATTTTGCGAGAAATAAATACGGAGATGGAATTGAATTTGCATTTAAATTCGATAAAACATTGCAAAATAAAAATGCGTCCGATTATTCATGTGCAGTTTTGCCAAATGGTGATGTTATATTTATATACAAGTCGGAAGCAGTTCCGGCAGGTACAACAAGCGATGATTGGCAATTGCCTCCAATTATATATGAAAAAAACAATAATTATAAACCTTTAATTGTTGATTTTGGAGATAGTATAAAACCGGGAGGATGGCTGCAAAATGTTGGATTTAATGCTATTTATCCATACAATTGTTTGATATTAGGAGAATATACGAGAGCAACAGCAGAAAAGGCAAGAATATGGAAAGTTGAATACCCATATAACAAAAAGGAAAATTGGAAAATAGTTAAGGAATTTGATGTTGATTATACTACATTAATACCAAATTCTATTAAACATATTCATACAATACAATTCGACCAATTTACCGGATTCGTATATGCGTGTACGGGCGATGAAAATCAAGGTTCTAATATATGGATAAGCAAAGACGAGGGGGAAACATGGGAATTTGTTTTTGGACCGTCTGAAAAATATTGCAGACTGTTAAACTTTGTCTTTACAGAAGATTATGTATATTGGGCAACTGATTCCCCAACGGATAGTTTGCATTTTTTATTCAAAGCGCAAAGAAATGAAAACGGCGTTATAAATGTAGGTGATGCAGAAGAATTAACACAACTATTGCAGCCGGAAACAGGTATGCTTTTGGCAACATACGGTTTGTCTTATGTTAAAAAATTAAACGTATTAATGTTGTTAGAACGAGTTGACGGCGGAGGTTGGGAATGGATGCCTTTAAGATTGTGGGATTTAAATACAAATCAATTAAAGACTATCGGTAAAATATACAGTATTAGCGGACAAAAAGAAAATATTGGTTTTAGGTGCCAATATTTAGAATTATATCCAAAAGATGATTCAATAATATGCGGATATAATAATTTCTTTTCGTATAGAAATAAAAACAAATTATTGGGGAATGTAAATTCAAGTCTAATTGGTACAAGAATAAACAATATACTTTTAAGATTGGGATATACAGCTAATAATGTGAATATTACATTTGAAACAATTTACAAGTAATGGAAAGAATAATAAATTGGGAACAATGGCGTATGATATTCGCCACGTCGTTAAGCCCGGTTTTAGCCTATTTAACCCCAACGGCTGGATTTATGTACGCATTGATTATAATGTTTGCTTTCAATATTTGGGCGGGTATGCGGGCGGATGGGGTAAGCGTAAGACATTGCAAAAACTTTCGTTTCAGTAAGTTTAAAAACGCTTTGGCGGAATTGCTTTTGTACGTTACTATTATACACGTTATTTATTCGGTAATGCTGCAATGTGGCGATAATGAAGCCGCCAAAGTAGTAATTAAATCGCTTACTTATGTTTTTATGTATGTGTATTTGCAAAACGCATTCCGCAACCTTATTAAAGCATATCCCACAAAGGTTGCATTGCGTATTATTTACCACGTTATCCGGTTGGAATTTACACGAGTATTGCCGGGATATTGGCAACCGATAATTGAGAGATACCAACGGGAACATGATAACGATATTATTAACGATAAAGAAAAGGAGGGCGAACAATGAACCAAACAGAGATTTTAAAGTATTTGGAGGGGCAAAAAACGACCCGTAAAATTACGGATTTGATTGTACATTGCACCGCAACCAAGCCCGGCGCAAAAGTCAACGTTGATGTTATCGACGGTTGGCACAAAGAACGGGGATTTAAGAAGCAACCCCAAAGCGGGCGAATTTGCGGTTATCATTTTGTTGTATTGCCGGACGGGACAATTGAAACGGGGCGTTATCTTTCCGAGATTGGGGCGCACGTTTCCGGGCAAAATTCCCGTTCTATTGGTATTTGTTACGTTGGCGGATTGGATGCCAACGGCAAAGCCGCCGACACACGCACCCCGGAACAAAAGGAGGCGTTAATATGGTTATTATCCCGATTAGTTGTTATGTTCCCGGACGCAACGATTAAGGGACACCGGGATTATTCCCCGGATTTGAACGGCGACGGTATAATTGAACCGTGGGAGTATATCAAAGAATGCCCGTGTTTTAATGCGGCAATTGAATATAATAATATTTGAGAATGAAAAAGTATATAATATTGGCGGCAATCATTATGGCGGTTGCCGCCGCCTTTTGGGTGCAACAAAGCCGTATTAAGCAATTGACGGACGAACGGGATAAATACCGGAGTAATACCGAAACGTTGTTGCAGGACGTCCGAACCTATCAAACAAAGGATAGTTTGAACGTCGCAAAGGTTGGGAATTTGGAGTTGAAATTATCCGAATATAAAAAGTACCGGGCGGACGATGCGGCGTTAATCAAATCGTTGCAGACAAAGAACCGGGATTTGCAAAGGGTAACGACGGCGCAAATGGAAACGATAAACGAATTACGGGCGAAGGTCCGGGATAGTATTGTATATTTGCCCGGCGACACGGTTACGACCGTATTACGTTGTATTGAGTATTCCGACAAATGGGTTGACTTTGACGGATGTATTATAAATAATACGTTTTCGGGCAAAATTATAACACGGGATAGCCTTTTAATAACGGAAAGTGTACAATATAAACGTTTTCTTAATTTCCTATGGAAAACAAAACGGATAAAAAACCGTGAATTTGATATTGTTTCAAAAAATCCACATACAAAAATTACCGGGTTTGAGGTTATAACAATAGAAAAATAACTATATTTGCGGCAAACGGGGATAGTTCGGAGTAGCTACCGGATGAAAAAAGATGCAACCACTTTTCCCCGTTTCCCTTTTTTGGTTGCTTACTTAAATGGTTGTATAATGGAAATTTGGAAAGATGTACCCGGATATATAGGGTTGTATAAAGTGAGTAATTACGGGCGTGTAAAATCTATTAAGAAACAATTGGTTTTGAAAATATGCGGTTCCGGGAATAGGTATAAAACCGTTGCTTTATGTAATGGGATGCGCAAAACGTTTCGATTACATAGATTAGTTGCGGCGGCTTTCATTCCGAACCCGGAAAACAAACCATGTATCGACCATATCGACGGCGACCGAGCCAATAACCATGCAGATAATTTGCGTTGGGTTACATATATGGAAAATAACAACAATCCAATTACTAAAAAACGATTGAGCGAAAACAACGCTAAAAATATGCAAGGTAAAAAGGGTGCATTGCATCCAAATTCAAAACCTATTAGAATGATGAAAAACGGGATTTGTCTTAAAATATACCAATCTATACATTTAGCCAAAAAGGACGGGTTTAACGATACACTAATAATCCGATGTTGTAAAGGGCGTATGAAAAAACATAAGGGCTATAATTGGGAATACATATAATAGACATAACAAGGAGTTGTAACAAGGCGTTGCAACTCCTTTTCCTATTGAGCCATTTTTAGCCCGTTTCCGGGCATTTTATTTCAAAGTGGATAATTTACCCGTCCCGCTTGCAAAAGTAGCTTAAATCGAAAATTCCAAGAAAATAACTCTTTTGGAACCAAAAACGAAATTTTTTATAGGAAAACACGAAAATAAAAGATAAAACCTTTGGTAATTAAAATAAAGGTTGTATGATTTGCATCATCAAACAAGAACGACCGGGCGTTTTCCCGGAAAATAGAGAGCGAAACAATGAATACTCAAAGCATTTATAACGGATTAGATTACACAACAAAAGAGATTAACCGCAATTTCAAAATTAAGGTAAACGGAATTGTAAACGGCAAAAAGGTTAATGTATTGGTTGGCGTGTCCGGTTTAATAAAGATTGTCGGCGATATTAAGTTAGTCAATCGCTTATTAAAACGTGCTTTCAATTGTTACGGCGACAAAGAGGTTTGTAAATTGCGCCGAGGCGTTAAAATCACTTTCTATTATCAGTAAAACAACGACCCGGCGTTTTCCGGGTAATAAATAAATTTCCAAGAAATGAAAACAGATTTAAACGGCGTAAGCCAATGCCCCAAAGGAACCGAGAATTACGAAACGTTTTATACGATGGTTAGACGTAAAAGAACCAAGTTAATACAATACGATTATCGTAGCGAGGACGGCGAATTGTTCACGTGTGTAAAGCCTACATTAACCGAATGCCGGAAAGCACGGGACGAACATTTTAAACCCGTCGTCGTGGTTTATACCCCGGAACAATTCAAAGAATTGGGATTTGATGGCGAAATTGCAAAGTACATGAGAGAACACACCAATACGGCAATCGTCGGCGATGTTCCCGGAGTTGACCGCCACGTTATCCGTTATCGGACGCACAAAGATTGGACGAATTACCGAAACAACAACCCCTATTCAAACAAGTAATAACCCGCCGGGGGATTGTCCCCCGGCACAACTCAAAACGATATGATTACAAAAGCGGAAATAATGGAAAAGGCGGCATTGAAAATTGATTTATCAACATTCCCCGCCGAGGCTTTGGAGAAAATGAACGAAATGTTTAACGGCGATTATGCCGGGGCGATGGCAAAAACGGACGCCGAGATTGAAAAAGGCGTTGATTTATATTTGTCGGCGGTTGGGCGTTCTGTTGAGGTGTGGCACAAAGGTAAAAGCCATACAACAAAAGTTGCCCGGATTGATTACGACGCAAAGGACGATTATTTTGTGTTGGAATTTAGCGACCGGGGAACATTCCGTTTTCGCAATGGCGGCTTTGCGCCGTTGGGACATTCCGGGGAATTTTACGGGATATTCGACCCCGCCGTTGGAAAATGTGGAATTAAATTTTTGTAGAACCAAGCCGGGGGCGCAATCCCCCGGCATAATCATTTAGAGCGATGAATAAAACGAAACGTTACCGATTAAGTCAAGCAATGTATAAGATAATCCAAAATGCAAACGGCGGGTTATTTTTGCTTTATACCCGGCACAATCCCGGCGATGTGTTAAACCTATTATTAGACGGCAACGATATTGGGTTGCTTTGTCAAGTTGAGAGCCGACACGACCAATATTATAAGTTTTGCAAAGTGATTAAGGAGGGCAAAAATGATATTAACAGAGGAACAACGGGAAATATTGAAAGGTAAGATTTGCCCGTATTGCCATATTCCAACCGAGTACAAAAATAGTATTGAGGTTTACGGCATTGATTACGGAATGATTTACTATTGCCCTAAATGCCGGGCGTATGTTGGCGTTCATGCGGGAACCGACCGGGCAAAGGGTCGATTAGCAAACGCCGAGTTGCGCCGATGTAAGATTGAGGCGCACCGATATTTTGACGAAATATATAAGCGTAAATTAATGAAGCGTTCCGAGGCTTACAAATGGTTATCCGAGCAATTGGGATTACCAACGGAATACACGCATATAGGAATGTTTAACCCGGAAACGTGCGCAAAGGTCGTGGACGTTTCAAAAAAATATTTGGAAACCATGCGATTTGCATTAAGAAAACAAGATAAGATAAAAGCGCATTTTGAGCCGCACGGCGACGAAATGTTGAACCGAATAAAAGAGAGTTTAACCCGGTATTTTTCCGCCGACCGTTCGGATTTCCCGGAGGGATTGCGGGATATTGAAAGCGATTATAACCAATTGCCGGGGGAACCATACCCGACCATTGCAATAAACGACGTCGGTAACGACGACCGAATGATTGAATTTTATGTTACCGGAAAACAATACGACGTTTACCACGTCGCATTTAAAGGATTTACAAAGGGTTGATATATGGCAATGATAAAAAGAAATTGCGATAATTGCGGCAAAGAATATAACGCCGATACCCGGAATTTACGCCGGGGTTGGGGACGTTGTTGTTGTAAGAGTTGCGCCGCCAAATTGAGGGAAAAGAATAAACCCGGATATAACCCGGAACGGGTCGCCGTAAATAATGCACGTCGGGAATGTTGGACGGATTGCCCGGAACCGGAACGTTACCCGTTAAGTTATGACGGGGCGGATTTCGACCAATGGGGGGATTGTGAATTTGGAATACATGATTAAAAGAGAAACCCCCGACGCAATGAAGTAACGCCGGGGGTTGATACGCAGTAACCGAGAGCGATGTTGTAAGGTTATGCGGTGCAACAAAATTAGTGCTTTTTATCTGTATTACAAGCGTCCAACGTGAACAAATAAAATATTCAAAGGTTTTATTTTTGGTAATACAAATATTATTTATACTTTTGCAGAAACAAAAACCCACCGGGGGAGTACCCGGCAAAGATATGAGAATAAAAGATAGCGATTTATTAAAAAAATTGGCGACCGATAGCGGGAAAACAGCCAAACAAGTTTCCGAAATTGTCGTTTCGGAATTACTCAAAAACAAAGTTATTGAGGACGACCCGGACAATTGGGGCGTTTCCGTTTTCGATGCAATAAACGAAGATGTAACCGAGGAACAAACCGCCAATTGTTATGCGGCGATTTCCGAGGCGTTGGGCATGTATCTGAAACGGGTATATTTCATTGTCCCGGATTTGGATTTAATGGGTAATGAAGATTGCCCGGAGTGCGGCGGCGAAATGGAAGTTACCGACGGGGAATATAAACAGACCGGAGGCGACGGATATTTGACCCCGCCGGAATATACCGCAATTTGGGAGGAAAAAACGTGTACGCATTGCGGACACAAAGAGAGTAACGAACCGAGTTATTAACAATAAAAGACTAAAGAAATGGCAGAAATGACGAAATTAAGAGTAAACGAGGCAATCGCACGGGCGCAAACCGCCGGGATTAAGGTTTATAAAAAAGAGGTTGCCGCCCGTTTATGGGAGGGACGCACCGAAAGCGCACAACAAGTTAATATGACTAATTTGTGTAACGGTACGACCAAACAGATACGCCCGGAATGGGTTGTTATCATTTGCGAAATGTGTAATTGCACCCCTAATTATTTGTTTGGATATGAAGAATAACGGGTTACAATGGTTTGAACGCATGGCGGACGTTATGTTTTCCGATAGGTTCCAAGCGAAAGCCATTATTGCGACGTTTGGAACGTTGGGCGTTGTTTGTCTGATTGGTGCATTTTGGAACCCGTGGCAATTGATGTTTGCGGGTATGTGTGCCGTAATGGTATTATGTGGATTTTCAGAATTAAAAAAGAGTAGAAAATGAGAGCGAACAAAAAGAAACCGGAAAACCCGGTACAAAAGACGGTTGAAAGTTTGGGAGCCGTTCCCGCCGACCAATTCCCGGAAATTACCGAGGAACAACAACAAATAATCCCACCGTTTGAAGCGGTCGAGGTTGAACAACCAACCGGAATATTTGAGATATTGCCGGGCATGACGGTTGAGGAAATGACGGCAATGTTTTTTGATGAAAAAACGTTGATTGAACCCCCGTATAAGGTTTGGCAATTGAATAGTAAGGGACACCGTTATTATTACCGATACGACGACAACGGGAACCCGGAGTTTTTCCCGTCGGTTACAACGATATTGTCCCAAACGTTACCCAAAGCCCCGCACTTAATACAATGGATTGCCAACAAAGGCATTGAGGAAGCGGAACGATATAAAGGCGAACGGGCGGCGTATGGTACGTTTATGCACGCCGCATTTGAGGAATTATTAATTAACCGGGCTTATGATTTGGACGGGTTAAAAGGCAAACTAAAAGAATATATTGAGGTTTACCGATTGCCGGACGATTTTATATATTATGCCGACGATTTGAAAAAGGACGTATTGGCGTTTGCTCAATTCGTATTAGATTACGACGTGCGCCCGTTGGCGGTTGAAATTGCTTTAGTGCATCCATATTACAAGTATGCCGGAATGATTGATTGCCCGTGTACCATGTTGGCAAAGATAGGCGGCGACGAACGTATTAACGCAATCGTCGATTTTAAGAGCGGACGCAAAGGATTTTACGAGGAAAGCGAGATACAATTAGGGATGTACCGGGATATGTGGAACGTTAATTTTGAGCAATTCCCCGTTACCCGTATTTTCAATTTCAGCCCGAAAGATTGGCGCAAACGTCCGTCGTACAATCTGAAAGAACAAACGGATAGCCCCAATATACGGAAAATCCCGTATCTATTGGAAATTGCGGCTATTGAGGACGAAAAGAAAGATAATACGTTTACGTCGGTTAATGGCATGGTATTGTTAGACAATGCCCCGGATTTAACGCAAAACGTAATATCCTTATCGTTGGCGGAATTGATTAAAACGAAAGCCCCAAAGGAGGCGACCCCGGACGAAAACACGGACGCCGCCGAGAAAGTCAAGGCAGATGGTACGAATATAAAAACAATCAGTTGTGAAATTTTTATAGATAAAATTAACAATGCTGATGATAATTATTCTTTGTATCATACCACAGATATTGCACAAACATACGGCGTTAATTTGATTGATGAGGGATTAGATTTAGACCAACACCGTTGGTATAGTATAGCAACAAACATTTATAAATGTTCTGATGGGTATGTAAAAGTAAAAGGAGCATTTCAAAGTTTTTCGGAAATGCAAATGTGGTCTGATATTGATGTACATTCAGAGGCGGAAAAATTGCAAGGTGATGAATTACGAGCATTTGAATTGAGAATGAAAGCGTATGCGATTGAAAAAGGATTAAAACAAAAAACAGAATTGGAAAAGGAACTAAAGAAAACAACCATTGTTAAACGTGCGCCCAAAAAGGCAAAGGAGGCGGAAAAGAAAGCCACCACGGGCAAAACGACCGCAAAGCGGGGTAATACCACGGAAAAGAAAGTAAAGCCCGCAAACGAGCCTAAAAAGCCCAAAAATGAGAGTAGGAAAAAGATGTTGAACGACGACCCCGAAATTTGATTGAGATATGAAAGGAAGAATAAAACGACCGGAGGCGCAACAATCCCGTTTGATTTTGCCCCGTGTCGGTCAAATAAAAATCGGTATTAAAAACGCAAACGGTTATCCGCAAAGCGTTGATTACTTCATACCAACGGGAAAGTATGCCGGATTATTTACGCAAGCATACGGCGAAAAGCCGCAAACAATACAAATTGTTTTCCCGGACGACGACCCGGCAAAAGTATGTAACGAACGTTACGAATACCGGGACGACGACGGGCGATTGATTGCGGCGGGCGATGGCGACACGTTCCAAGTATGGGACGGAAAGAAATACGAAACGTTGACAACGGAAAAATACCCAAACTTAATGCAGTCAATAACGAAGCGTTACCCAAATAAAAAGAGCCGCCAACCCGATTGCGACGGTTGGGAGGTAACATTAACGCTAAACTTTATTGTTCCTTTGGTTCGTGGGGTCGCCGGGGTTGGGCAATTTGCTACAAAGGGCACGGCGTCCACAATTCCGCAAATCCGGGAAACGTTCGACGGTATGTTAGAGGAACGGGGATTTTGCAAAGGCATTATCTTTGATTTGAACGTACAATTTGCCACAACTCAAAAGCCGGGAGACCGTTCCCGCTTTCCTGTTGTCTCATTGGTTCCTAATGAAAGTGCGGATAATGTTTTGAAAGTGCGCAAAGCGTGGGAACCTGCAAAGCAATTGGATAATGAATAAAAAATGCTATATTTGCGTCGATAAAACAAACGACTACCACCGTTTGCAAAGTATTGCTAATTTATTTAGCGCAAAGCCCGTTTTCCGGTGTGTGGTAGCCCGGATTGCGGGCTTTTATATTTTAATTATGGATTTTATTATAAAAAACAAATGGATTAACGAATTGCATTTGAAAGGTAATAAGTTAATGTTGTATGCAATGATACACGCCTATTGTGTTAGATATGGCGAGTATTCAAAGGGTATTTTGTATTTATCCAAATGTTTAGGGATAAACAAAAGCACTGTAATTGATTGCCTTAAATGGTTATGCGAAAAAGGATTATTAATAAAATCAGTTCAGCCCGTAGCAGAACCGGATGTTTATAAAATATCAATATTATGAAATACACGATATTAATAAACCAATATGCCGCCGTTAATAGCGGTTTAGATTTAGATTTAATAGATTTGGCGATTTTTGATTTTATAAAAGATTTCGCCAATTGTGCAAGTTGCGTTAAGATGCACACCCCGGAGGGAATATATTTTTGGATTTCCCACAAGTTAATATTAGAAGCAATGCCGTTATTGAATATAAAGACAAGTCAAGGCATGATAAAGCGTATTGATAATTTGATTAAAGCCGGAATTTTACAAAAACATCCTAATTGCGAATTGTATAACAAAACTCTGTATTGTTTTGGTGAAAATTACGAGTTACTAACATTTACCGAAAAGGCAGCAAGGATATTAACCGGAGTTGATACCCCTAAACAAAAGTTGATGCCCCCCATAAACGAAAGTTTAGGGGTACCCATAAACGAAAGTTTAGGGTATAATAGTAATAATATAGATAATACAATAAATGATAATGAGAATACCCCCAACAACAATGTTGTCGGGGAATTATTCCCGGAAGAACAAAAGGTTGAGGAACCAAAGGAGAAAAAAACGTTATTCCGTAATTCCGACGTTTACAAAATGGTTAAATTTGAAAACGGCGTTGGCGTGGATTATTCAGAGTTTGAAAGTAAGTTTGCGACACCGGAATTTGAAAAGGTCGATTTGGTTTATTACTTTCATTCGGTTAGCGATTGGAGCGACCAAAAGAATATGAAGCGCACTAAAAACGGTTGGTTGGCGACCGTCCGCAATTTCATACGGGGGGACGTCGAAAAGAAAAAAATGCATTTGAAACCCGAATACAAAGCCCCAACGCAAAGATTGAACGTTGCCGGGGCTATTGAGTATTTGAAAGACGATTATTAAGATGGAAACATTACCCGAAAAGACAAACAGATTGCCACAAACGTTGCCCGAAAAAAGACAATCCGCCGCCGTTTTGCTTTATAGTGGAACGGCAAAAGCAATTGAGGTGCGCCGGGCGATGGTTGAATTACCGGAGGTTGCCAAAGCATTAACTCCGGTCGAAAAGTATATTTTCGTGGCGTCCACAAAAAAACAGATTGCCGAGATTGACGATGAAACGTTGATTGCCAAAACGGGGCAAATGTTCCGGTTTATCGCAATGGACGTGGGGTTTATCATTCCCACGGAAAACCGGGACGATTGGACGTATATTTGTACCCGGTTGTTGGATTTGCTCAAACGCTATTATTCGCAATTAACATTATCCGAGGTTAAATTAGCGTTTGAATTGCTGATTACCGGGGAATTAGACGACTATTTGCCAAAGGATAGGGACGGCAACGCCGAACGGAAACATTACCAACAATTCAACGCCGATTATTTCGCAAAGGTATTGAACGCATATTGCCGGAAACAAAACCAAGTTATCGGCAAAGCATATACAGCATTGCCGGAACCGAAAAAGGAGTTAAGCCCGGAGCAAATCCGGTATTATCGCAATCAATCGGTTATGACTTGTCTAATGTGTTTTATGCGCTATAAATATACCGGGCGTTTAGTGTTTGGATTAACCGACGAAATGTTTGTTTATAATTGGTTGTTGGGCGTTGGGTTAGCGGATGAAGTGAAAGAAACCGAGGACGACCGGAAAGAAGCGTATAACCGATTTTTGGCACGTGCCGCCCGTGGGTTCGTTAATGAATTTACCGTTTACCACGTTCGGAAACAAGGAACCCAAAGCCCGGAAATTGATTATACAGCCTTTGAGGTTGCCCGGCGCAAAGAAATTAAACGGACGTTTGACCGAATGATTAAGGACGAAATTTATATCTATCATTATTTAAGGTTTGAAAAATGAAAAAAAGAGTTTCAGCGACAAAGTTGTACCGACTTTGGGAAAGTATAAAAGCCCGTTGTTATAATCCTAAAAGAAAGGATTATAACAATTATGGAGGTCGTGGAATAACTATTTGCAAAGAATGGTTTTGTTTTGATGCCTTCAAAAATTGGGCTTTAGAAAATGGATATAACCCCGGTTTAGAAATTGACCGGATAGATAACGACGGGATATATAGCCCGGAAAATTGCCGTTTTGTTACTCATTCGGAAAATAATAGAAATAGGCGAATACGCCGAGATAACACAACCGGATATAAGGGAGTAACCCGGCATAAACAAACCGGGAAATATAATTATGAAATTCAAATCGACGGAATACGATACAGAAAGAGCGGTTTTATAACTGCAAAGCAAGCGTATGACGAACGATTGATTAAGATTGAACAAATAAAAAAGATGTTATGAAAATAAATTGCATTATAGGCATAGACCCCGGAAGCAATGGGGGTATTGTGGTTTGGCGACCCAACCACAACGCAACGGCAATTAAGATGCCTAAAGACATTAACGAGATACGGGATTTTCTCAACTATTACAAAGAGATTTGCACGCCGATTATCTTTTTGGAAAAATTGAGCGTTCGCCCGGACGACGTAACGGTTGAGGATGCCGGGGCAAACATGGGTAAGTTGTACCGCATTCAAAAGATGTTGCAAAACTTTGAGCATTTGAAAGCTATTATAACCGTCGCCGAAATACCATTTGTTTTGGTTAATGCAATGAAATGGCAAAACGACCTTAAATTGCGTATCAAGGTCAAAGGGAAAAAGGAAGAAAAGGCAGACCGCAAACGACGGTTCCGGGATATTGCCGGGAAATTGTACCCGGAGATTACCCCGGCGTTGTGGAATGCGGACGCAACGTTAATTATGCACTTTGGACGGTTCATTTTGCAGAATAACCCCCGTTGGGTTTTGGAAAATTTGCCCCAACAAATACACAACCGTTTATTTTAAGCCCGTAGGGACGTTTAATTATTCAAATGGTTACTTATATGGCAGACGAAACAAAAGCCCCGCAAATCGAAAATCCCGAAAAAATAACGGCAAAAGATTTGGCGGAAATGGTAAAACAGATGCGGCACAACCAACGACGTTGTCAACGGAACCCAACCCCGGAAAAATTGGCAACGTTGGAAAGTTGGGAACGCAAAGTTGATGCGGTCGTTGCTGTATTGACCGATACACAAATGAAATTGTTTTGATAATGGACGAAATGGATTATATCTATTTAGGCGACCGATTGACCCGCCCGGAATTGCGACGTATGTCGTGCCGGGCGGTTCGTCGTTCCGATGGTAAATGTATAAGAGGGCGTAACGGTAATATGTTAGTTGAGTTTGGCGGCGTGGGTAAATGCGTTGTTTTGGGGCGATTATTGCGGAAAATAAAAAAATAGCCGAAAATAAAAGATAAAAGTTTTGGTAATATAAAAACTATACGTATATTTGCGGCATGATAATAACACGACCGGGCGTTTTCCCGGTAACTATAAAAACAAAATAGTATGAGAGCGAAAACAAGTATTTACGATTTTAGTTTTATTCCAAGCGGTTACGGACATTATAAAGTAACTTATACGTCCCCCGTTACCGGGAAACAATGGACGGCAACAACAAACGATATGCCGTTAATTGACGCAACAAAGAACGCCGACGAACCCAAACGCCGGGATTTAGAAACCCTTAAAAGAGTTTGCAAAAATGGATAAGGACGAATTGGGAGCCGTGCGGCACGCAATGACGGCAAAAGAGTTGGACGACCTATATAAGCGATTGGAAAACTTTATTGCTGATTGTACCCGGTTAGAGGTTGACGCCAACCGGGATGCACTTAATAAAGTGCAAACCATGATACACCAAAGAATGAGATTAACAAAATAGTAATAACCGCCGGGGGGAACCCCGGCATAAACAATTAGAGCGATGTATATTAAGAAATTGGAATTGTTGAATTTTCAAGTTATCAAAGAGTTCAACGCAGATTTTGAGGGTAATGTATATTTCATTACCGGGGACAACGAGTTAGGCAAATCAACCCTATTAAAAGCAATCGGCGCAATGTTGACCGGGAACCGGGACGCCGTGTTGAAAAATGGAGAGGACAAAGGATTTGCAAAAATGGTAGTAGGTAACGACGGCGAAAATTACGAAGTCGAATTAAAGTTTACCAAAGCCAACCCACGTGGGACGTTATCCATAAAATCACAAACAACCGGGATGCGTTCGGATAACGTTTCAATGTTGCAAAAGATTTTCGGCTACCAAGATTTTGACGCCGTGGAGTTTTCCCGTTGGAGTGAAACCGCCGAGGGACGCCGCAAACAAATTGAGGTTGTAAAGGCTTTGTTGCCGGAAAAGGTGCGCACCCGAATTGCAGAAATTGACGCCGAGGTTACGACCGTTAAGGACAAACGAAAGGACGCCAACGCCGAGGTCAAGACGTACACAACCATTTGCGCCAACGCTGAAAAGCAATTGAAACCCGGCGACGTCAAAACGTATGCCGAGAAAAAGGATATTACGGCGTTGATGGAAGAACAAAACGAAAATGCCCGGTTGATTGAGAAAGCGAAAACGGTACGTCAAGCCCGGCAACAAAGGATTGAACAATTGGAGGCAATCCCCGGACGAATTAAAGAGGCGGAAGAAACCCGAAAAAGTAATATTAAGGCAATCGACGACAAATTAGCCGCCGAGGAAAAAGAAGTTGCCCGGATAATTGCCGAGGCAAACGCCCGGTTGGAAAAAGCCAAAGAAGATGCGAAAGCCAACAAAAAAGCCATTGAAAACGATTATAAGGAAACGTTGCAAGTTATCGTAAATGACAAATCCGAGTTTGTGAAACGTAAAGCGAATGCCGACAAATGGTTAGAGGAATACGAAGCCAATAACCCGGAACAATTAGACACGGCGGAACAACTCAAAAAAGCCGAGGAACACAACCGTATCAATGCGTTGGTTGTGGATTACATGGCAAAAAAGAAACAAAAGGAAGCCGCCGAGAAAACCGCCCGCACGTTTGAGGACAAATTAGGCGCATTGGCAAAGGAAAGGGAAACACTTATTGCAACGTCCAAATTGCCGATTGCCGGGCTTTCGTTCACGGACGACGGATTAGAATTAAACGGCGTGCCGTTCGTCGCCGGGAAAGTTTCAGATAGTCAAATTATGGAGGTTGCCGCCAAATTGATTATTGCAAGCAATCCGACGGTTAAGGTGTTCCGCATTGCAAGGGGCGAAAGTTTGGGCGAAAAGCGTTTACAGGCGATTATAGACATTGCAAGGGCAAACGGTTTTCAGGGCTTTATAGAGGAAGTAAAGCGGGGACAAACTGATTTAGTTGTTGAGGAATACACGGAAAACGAATAATAACCGGGGGCGGGCTTTCCGTCCCCTTAAAATCTAAAACAATGGCATATACATTGAACGATAATTTGAAACGTTGGGCGGAACAATACGAAACCGCCGAGTTTATACAATCCGACCCGGTGCAAATCCCGCACCGTTACGATAGTCGGGTAAATATTGAGATTAGCGCATTTGTTGCGGCGTGGATTGCGTGGGGTTCCCGCAAACAGATAATCCAAAAGGCGGATTTTATCGACCGGGAAATTTTCAAGGGTGCGCCGTATCATTACATTGTTGGAACCGATACGCAGGGAACCGCCCCGGAATGGAAGCAATACAAAGGCAGTAAAGAGAATTTTTATAGAACGTTTACATACGCCGATTTTCACGACCTTTGCGCCCGCTTGTTTGAAGTGTATAACAATTGGGAAAACATGGAAAAAGCATTGCAAGCGCAACCGGGCGTTCGTCCATTGGAGCAATTACAATATCTTTTCGGCGACGTTAAGGGCGTGCCGGATATGGAAACGAAAAGCGGTTGCAAACGCTTATGTATGTTTTTGCGTTGGATGTGTCGCCACGGTTCCCCGGTTGACTTTGGATTGTGGACGATTTGCGACCCCCGTAATTTAATCATTCCATTAGATACCCACGTACATAAACAGGCATTGCGGTTGGGGCTTGTAAAACGTCGGACGCCGGATTTGCAAACAGCCATTGAGATAACCGACCGTTTCGCCGAGATATTCCCGGACGACCCGACAAAGGGCGATTTTGCGTTATTTGGTTATGGCGTGAACAACGGTAAGGTTGCACCCGTTACGACGGAACCGGAGCCAGAAAAAGAACAACCAACCGCCGTGGCTGATTTATCAATTGCCGATGTTTTGAAAATGCGATTGTTTTACGACAATGCCGCCGCCGAAATTCGGGATATATGGGAAAAGCGAGAAAAAGCCCGTAAAGAGTTGAAGCCGGGCGAACGTTTACAAGCGCACCCAATCGACAAATTGCACGCCGCCGGATTGTTGGAGCCGGGCGAATTTGTCGTTACGTTCGCAAAGATTATGGATAAGCGGGAAACCCGATTGTCAAGTATGGAACGGGGCGTTATTCATACTTTAGGAATGACGGCATTTAGTAACACAATGCAAAAATTAATAGCCGATGAAAAAGCGAGAAATAACAGCGACGGGAACAATAAACAATAACGGCGGGTTGGCAATGTACATGGGGGAATTAAACGAGTTTTTCAAGGGTTGGAAAGGTTCCCGCATTATTGCCCGGTTTATTGTTGCGTCCCCCGGTTCGTCCGAGGCTTTGAAAGGCTATTATTTCAACTATGTTGTACCCACGTTCCGACACGCCATTTGGGAGACGGGCGAACGTCTTACGGAGGAACAAACGGAACGGAGGTTGCGGGAGTTTTCCCCAATTATGTACGTCGAGCGGGTCAACGAGGAAACCGGGAAATATTCCCACGAATTGCGCACCGTGGCGGAATTGTCGAACGCCGAGTTAATCGAGCATATCGAAACACTCAAACAGATTGCCGCCGAGGAATACAACACGTATATTGACGACCCCCGAACGTTGTAAGGTATGTTTTGCAAGTGTAACGGAAAGCGTAAGAATTACCCGTTGGCGGGTTGGCGGATTATCCGCCACGAATACACGCCAAAGCATTACAGCCGGATAAAGTGTTTGCGTTGCGGGTGCGTTTGGATTACACGGGCAAAATATGTTGAGCAAACGCCCAACGACGACGGGCAAAAACGATTATTTAACGAATAAAAAAGTAACGAGAGTATGAAATTTGAATTAAAAGACATTTGTTTTTTCGATTGCGAAACAACAGGAGTACCCGCAAAGGGTTTGAAATGGGATGCGGATTTTAACCAATTCCCGCACGTCGTACAATTGGCGTGGGCGTTCGGCGACAAAGAACGCAGTTTTATAATTAAGCCGGACAATTACGAGATACCGCCGGAAACAACCGCAATACACGGAATAACGACCGAACGGGCAATTGCCGAGGGTGTACCGTTTGCCGAGGTTATCGACGAATTTTTGACGGATGCCGCCGCCGCACCGCTTGTATGTGCGCACAACATTTATTTCGATACGTCGATGTTGAAAGCGAACATTTTGCGTTATTGCGGCAAAGAGTATTACGACGCCAAAGCCGAGGACGCATTGCACAAGGGAAAGCGCATTGATACAATGATGAAAACTATTAAATTTGTCGGCGCATTGTATTCAAACGGGCGACCGGGAAAATATCCCAAATTAGAGGAATTATATAGTAAGTTATTCCCCGGCGAAACATTCCCGGCGCATGACGCATTAGAGGACATAAGGGCGTTGCGCCGTTGCGTCCCGGAATTGGTTAATTTGGGGATTATTGAGTTAGCGCAAAAGGAATACCCGGCGGAACAACTCAAAGCCCAATTTGAGCCGGAAAAGCCCAAAGGCGGGCGCAATATTGAGTTCCACGACCCCAACCCGGTAACGGAACCAATCGGAACCGGGGAACCCGTCCCGGAACCAACCCCGGAACCGGAACGCCCGGCGGTTCCGTCGAATAGTAAGACACGGGAATTATTGGACGAAACAGAATTTTAAGTTATAAAACCGTTCCGGGCGTATTCCCGGTAACAATCAAATAATTAAAAAATGAGCGAAGAAAAAAAAGCCGCAAACGTTATGTTGATACCAAGCGAAAAGGCGTTTGCATTGTCGAAAGTCAAGACATTAAAGGACGGCGGGTTAGACGTACATTATGAAGTTACCGAAACAATCGGTAATGAGAGTTACACGAACAAATACCACGTCGAAAGTGCAAAGGACATACACCCGGATTTGCGGGATTGTTTCGACCGTTTGCGCCCAATCATGGGACGGATTTTTAATATTACGTCCTTTCTTTCAATGGTTGAAACGTCCGATTTCAAAGCAACCAAAAAGCAAAGCGAGTTATCACGGGATTTTGCCGACGAAATGTTGAAAAACATAGAGGTTCGGGGCGTGTCCTTTTCCGGTCAAGACGATAACGTAGGGGTTGTTTTAACCGGGTTATTTACCGTGTCAAACAATCAAAAAACCGCTATCAATTCCCCCCGACTTAAATTCAATACGGAAACGTTCGGGTTTGAGGAAGAATTAGAAGAAATTGCCGCCGACATTGAAACCGAGGTTTACGCATTTCTTTTCAAAGGGAAAAAGGCGCAATTGGAGTTGTTCGGGGCTGATGGCGAAGCCGCACCCGGATTGAATGCCGAAAAGATAGAGGACAACGGATTGTTCCCGGATATTAACGACCCGGCGGACGACCCGGAACCGAACGACGAAACGGCGGAAATGTAAGAGTATGGAACCGTATTTGTTGACAGACCGGGACGAATACCAATATTGTATCAATCGGGGGTATAATCCCCTGATTGATATAAAGCATTTTACAATGGATATTCGTTTGAGGGTTGAGATACAACGGGAATTGTTCGGGCATTGTATTACGGGACGGGGCGCAAATATCATGGCGGCAAATGAACGCTTTTTTCGTTGGGTTTGGGAGCATAAGCCACACCGATGCGAGGAATGTTTAAAGCCGTTACGGAATTATTCCGCCATTTATTGTTCGCATATATTGACCCGTGGAGCGTTTCCCGAAATGGCGCATGATGCAAGAAATATAAATATACTATGTTTTGAACATCATTCATGTTGGGAGAATGGGGATAAAACGAAAATGCGTATATATTCCGGCAATATGATAATGATTGAATTAATGAAAAATGAGTATGCAAATTTGGAAAGATATTGAGGGTTACAAAGGACATTATCAAATTTCTAATTATGGCAATGTTCGTTCCTTAAAAAAGGATGCGTTTCTAATGAAAGGCGGATATTTGAAAGGATATAAAATAATTAATTTATGGAAAAATGGAACCGGGAAAATGTTCCGTGTTCATAGATTAGTTGCGGCGGCTTTCATTCCGAAC